TTGCTATCTTAACTGGTGGTACCGTAGTATCTCCTGACAAAGGTATGAAACTTGACAAATTCAATATGGATTGGTTAGGTGAGTGTCGTTTAGCCACAATTGGTAAAGAAGAAACCACTATCGTTGACGGTGACGGAGATGAAGAAAAAATCAAATCACGTATTGAAGACCTACAACACCAAATCGAACATGCTAAATCAGCATTTGAGATGGAAAAACTACAAGAGCGTTTAGCTAAAATGGTAGGTGGTGTTGCTATCGTTTATGTTGGTGGAAACACTGAAACAGAAATGAAGGAAAAGAAAGACCGTGTTGAAGATGCACTTCATGCTACTAAAGCAGCAATTGAAGAAGGTATTGTACCTGGTGGTGGTGCTGCTTTAATCCATGCCCGTGTAGGTATTGAAGATATTGGTGACATTGGTGCTAATATCGTTCACAGTGCTTGTTCTGCTCCTTTAAAGAAAATCTTAAGTAATGCTGGTTACAGTCAAGAAGATATTTTTTCTGCTGTAAATGCTATTTCTGCTGGTGATTATTGGAACGGATGGGATTTAAAAACTGAAAATTTCGTTAACATGAAAGAAGCAGGTATTATCGATCCCGCTAAAGTAACTCGCACTGCACTCCAAAATGCTGCTTCAGTTGCTGGAACTATTTTGTTAACTGAGGCGGTTATTGTTGAAAAACCAGAAGAAAAAAAGGAAGACGCTGGTTTAGGAATGATGCCTGAAATGTATTAAAAATGCAAGACGCAGTAGACTTAATAGGAAAAACAATTTATATTGGTGCTATGAAGTATACAATTGTAAAAGTATATTTTGTACCTGATGCCGTTAGTGATAAACATAATTTATATTTTGGACTATCTCAACCAGGTGAACTTACAATTGTAAATTATTCCTATTATGGTCTACTGCCTTACATTAAAAAATCAATTAAGTTATGAAACAAGAAAAAATTATTGAAATAGCTAATCGTATTCCTCCTGGTGATAGGTGGGAAATAGGTGGTGTTATTTATAATTCATTAACAGAAGCATTGAATGCTTATTATGTTTCCTGTGTTAGAAAACCCTCTGCTTTTAGGCTTGAACCCTTAAAAGGAAAATTGTATGTTATTGAAGAAGAAGAATTTGAAGTAAAACCTAAAACTTATAACATTTACGGAGAAGATGAATAAAAGAGAACATACATTACTGGTTGAAAAATACCGTCCAACTAAATTAGATAATTATGTTGGTAACGAAAATATTAAAGTTGTTATTTCTAAATACTTAGAACAAAACGACATCCAAAATTTCCTTTTTTATGGACCCGCAGGTACAGGTAAAACTACTCTTGCTAAAATAATTGTTAATAATCTTAATTGTGATTACATGTACATAAATGCTAGTGATGAACGTGGAATTGATACTATTAGAGATAAAGTAGCTAGTTTTGCTAGTACAGCTTCTTTTAAACCTCTTAAAGTAGTTATTTTAGATGAGGCTGATTTTTTAACAATTCAAGCCCAAGCATCTTTAAGAAACATTATTGAAACATTTTCACGTACAACACGCTTTATTTTAACATGTAATTTTGTAGAACGTATTATTGACCCTCTACAATCCAGATGTCAAGTACTTAAAATCGTACCACCAACCAAATCAGATGTAGCTAGGCATGTTGCCTATGTTTTAGATACTGAAAGCATTAATTATGATTTAAGTGATGTTGCATCTATTGTAAATAAATTTTACCCTGATTTACGTAAAATTTTAAACACTTGTCAATCATCTACTATTGATTCTACTTTAAAAGTTGATTCATCTATATTGGTTTCGGGAAGTTATCATAATCAAGTTCTTAATCTACTTAAAAAACCAACATCAACTACATTTAACCAAATCAGACAAATAATTGCTGATTCTGGGGCAAATGATTATGATGATTTATTTAGATTTTTATTTGAACATGTAAGTGAATTTGCACCTAATAGAGAAGGTGAAATAATGATTATACTTTCCGAAATGCAATATCAGTCAGGATTTAGAATAGATAAAGAAATTAATATAATGTCTTGTCTTTCTCAGATTTTGTCCGTAATTTCCAAGAAACAAATTATATGAAACACTTTTTAAAATATTTTATTGTTTGGATTGCTGGTAATTTATCTATACCTTTTTGGGTAGTAGGTCATGTCCATTTAACTATGAATGTATATAAAGATTTACATGAAATTATAGCATCTTTAGGAATGAATGTTTTAGTTGCTATTGGGTTTTATTTAGAATGGAAGGAGTATAGAAAAAATGTTTCCACAGATATTAAATAATAATGGTACTCTTTGTTTAGTTTATCGTAAAGTTAAACTTAAACATGAAGATAAAGATTTTATTAATGAGTTAAAAGAATATTGGATGTGTGATACCGTTTTAAAAAATAATGGTGATTTTTACTTTTGTAGAAAAGTAGATGATATTGAATTTGAAGATATAAAAGAAGAACAAACAGAATTAATTATAGAAGAAAAAAATGAACAACAAAGAATTGAAAATGAACTTTGATCTTAAAGCCACTACTGGATTAAACACTGAAGGTGGTTCACCAGTATGGCAAGAAGGAGTTATTTTACGTAAAGTAAGTAAATTTATTGCAGGTACTCCTGAGGATGCTATTGTACCTATCCCAGTATTTTTTGATCCTAAAACAGGCAAAATGCTAGAAGGAATGGTACCTAAAGACTTAAGAGAAGAATATGCCGATTACATTATTTAATTGGTTAGATAATATTACTACAACAAAACCGGATTGGGACTCTTTTACTACGGAGGATAAAGAGTCCTTTAATCCTTATATGATTCATAGATTTATTTCTATGTATGAACCGTATGTTGATTTAGTCAACATAGTGCAAAAAATTCCCTATACCGAAAAAGAAAAAATTTATACAATATATAAAACAATGTTACCAAAAAAGAAAGTATTTTTTAAATACATCAAAAGTAATCGCAAAGGTCACAACAATGAATTGGTTGCTAATTTGGCTAATTATTTTTCTTGTTCTTTAGGTGAGGCCGAAGAATATGCTACTCTTTTAGACAAAGCTGGAGTAGAAGTTATTTTGAGTAGGATGGGGATAAATGAAAAAGAAATTAAGAAATTAGTTAAAGAACTGAAATAGTGGCTAAAAAACTACCAAGAATAGTAAAGGACATAAAAAAATATGTTCCTAGGGAAATTAATTACGCTAAAGATAGCATGATATCTTATAGTCAATTTTCCATGTATAAAACTTGTCCACACAGGTGGTCATTAATTTATAAAGATAAAAATAAAGTTTTTAGTGATAGTATACATACTGTTTTCGGAACCGCGTTTCATGAAACTTTTCAGCATTACTTAACAACCGCTTATGAGGTAGCAGGTACTGTAGCAGATAAAATTAATTTAGAAGAACATTTTCAATTAAGGTTTATTGAAGCTTATCAAAAATCTTATAAAGCAAATAATAATCAACATTTTTCCTCAGCGGAGGAAATGAGAGAATTTTTTGATGATGGAATTGCTATTTTAAATTTTGTTAAAAAGAATAGAAGTAAATATTTTGGTTCTAGAGGTTGGCATTTAGTAGGAATAGAAATTCCTATTATTTTAACTCCTCACCCCCAATATAAAAATGTTTTATATAAAGGTTTATTGGATTTGGTTTTGTATAACGAAAAATACAACCAGTTTTATATTTTAGATATTAAAACATCTACTAAAGGGTGGAATGACCAAACTAAAAAAGATGAATTAAAACAATTTCAATTAATATTCTATAAACAATTTTTTGCAAAACAATTTAATGTTCCTGAAGATCAAATAAATATTGAATTTTTTATTGTAAAGAGAAAAATATATGAACATGCTGACTTTCCTATTAAACGAGTTCAACAATTTTCTCCTCCATCAGGTAAAATAAAATCAAACAAAGCAATAAAAGAGATGCACTCATTTATTGAAGATTGTTTTGGACTAGATGGAAAACCAATACAAAAAGAACACCCTAAAAACCCAGGAAAACATTGTTTATATTGCCCGTTCAATGAAACTTCTTTATGTGATAAAGCAAATATTCTTAGATAGTTATATATTTATATACGAATATAATGTTATGGAAAAAGATTTAGCTTTAACGTCTGTAAAAATTAAAAAAGACTTATTTGAAGAATTTAAAATTGAGTGTGTAAAAAGAAAATTTACTTTAAACAAACTTGTTAATCGAGCAGTTTATTTGTATATTACTAATGAAGAATTTCGAAAAGCACTACACAATCAAACAACAATTGTAAAATAATTTACTTAAAAAAAGTTATGCCAAATAAAGAGTTAGTGGATAAGTATTATATCCCAAAAGACAAACGTAAAAAAATCATGCTTTTATGTGATGATATCCGAGTTCACTCGGGAATCGCTCATATGGGTCGTGAAGTAGTTCTTAACACCTGCCATCGTTACAATTGGGTAAACGTTGGAGGAGCAGTAAAGCATCCTGAAGCCGGTCAAAGATTTGATTTATCTGAAGATACAGGCAAGCAAAAAGGAATTGATGATGCTAGCGTATTTTTATATCCAGTAGATGGTTATGGAAATCCTGATTTGATTCGTCAATTAATTCAACTTGAAAAACCAGATGCTTTATTTTTAATTACAGACCCTCGTTATTGGGTTTGGTTGTTTCAAATTGAAAATGAAATTAGAAAACATATTCCTATTATTTATTTAAATATTTGGGATGATTATCCTGCACCTTTGTATAATGAAACTTTCTATGAATCATGTGATGCATTGTTAGGTATTTCAAAACAAACTGTTAATATTAATAAATTAGTATTAGGTGATAAAATAGGAAATAAAATTGTTGATTATGTACCTCACGGTGTAAACCATGAAATGTTTTATCCTATGAGTGAAAAAGAAAAATCATCTACTGATTTTATTAACTTTAAAAAAGATTTATTTGGTGAAAAAGAATATGAATACTGTGTTTTCTTCAATTCTAGAAACATTCGCCGTAAACAAATTCCAGATACTATTTTAGCATTTAGACATTTTGTTGATCGTTTACCTAAAGAAAAAGCAGAAAAATGTGTGTTGTTGCTTCATACTCAACCAGTTGATGAAAACGGAACAGATTTGAACGCTGTAATTGAATTATTATGCCCTGAATATTGTAATGTAGTATTCACAAAAGGTCCAATGGCTATTCAACAACTTAATTGGTTGTATAATATAGCAGATACCCAAATATTATTAACATCCAATGAAGGTTGGGGTTTAAGTTTAACTGAAGCTATACTTAGTGGTACTCCTATTATTGCTAACGTAACTGGAGGTATGCAAGACCAAATGAGATTTGTTAAAGATGGTAAATGGATGGACTTTGATGAAGAATTCCCTTCAAACCATAGAGGCACAATTAAAGAATGTGGTGAGTGGGCTTTCCCAGTATTTCCAACTTCTCGTTCATTAGTAGGTTCAGTACCAACTCCTTATATTTTTGATGATAGATGCGAACCAGAAGATGCAGCAGACCAAATCGAGGCTGTTTATAATTTAGGGGCTGAAGAAAGACAAAAACGTGGTTTAGCAGGTCGTGAATGGGCTTTAAGTGATGAAGCTGGATTTACATCTGAAAAAATGGGTGAAAGAGTAATCAACAGTGTTGATGAATTATTTGATACCTGGGAACCTAGAGAAAAATTTGAATTAATTTTAGCTGGTACTAGAAAGAAAAAAGTTTTAAATCATAATTTAATATATTAATGAAACCGTTATTTGTAATTAGTTGTCCTATAGATACCTATAGTGGGTATGGTTCACGTTCTCGTGATTTAGTTAAATCTATTATCCAATTGGATAAGTATGATGTGAAAATCCTCCCACAAAGATGGGGTAATACACCTTGGAACTTTATCAATGACCATGAAGAAAAATGGGGATTCTTAAAGAAACATATGTTAAATGCTCCTCAATTACCTAAACAACCAGAAATTTGGGCTCAGGTAACTGTACCTAATGAATTCCAACCTGTTGGAAAATACAATATTGGTTTTACTGCTGGTATTGAAACAACAATTTGTGATCCTAGTTGGGTAGATGGAGTAAATAGAATGAATATCACTTTTGTCTCTTCAGAACATGCTAAAAAGGTATTTGAAGAATCTTCATTTGAACAAAGAGATGAAAGAACAAATCAAGTTGTTAGAGTTATTAAACTTGAAAAACCTGTTGAAGTATTATTTGAAGGTGCTGATTTGGATGTTTATAAGCCTTTAGAAAACAATGTTGAAGTAATTAAAACTTTTGATAAGTTAAGAGCTATTAAGGAAGATTTTGCTTATTTATTTGTTGGCCACTGGATGCAAGGTGATGTAGGAGAGGATAGAAAAAATGTAGGTTTGCTTATAAAAGCGTTTTATGAAGTTTTTAAAAATAAGAAAAATAAACCTGCTCTTATTTTAAAAACATGCCAAGTAGGTTCATCATATATGGATAGAGATGAAATTTTAAGAAAAATTAACGCTATTAAACAAACAGTTAACTCTAAAGATTTACCAAACATTTATCTACTCCATGGTGAATTTACAGATACTGAAATGAATGAACTATATAATCATCCTAAGGTTAAAGCAATGGTTAATTTAACTAAAGGTGAAGGATTTGGCAGACCATTACTTGAATTTAGTT